AAGGGCTTCTGCACGGGTATATCCGTGACCTTCCTGAGGCGCGAGGTAGCGGATGGCAACCGCGAGCGCAGAAGGATGCACGGCGAACCCGACAAGGTTCTGACCGTTGGCGGGAATGATCGTCGACTTGTAGACGTCGAACCCTGCCAAGCGCGGGAGCTTGTTGTTGTGCAAAGGATCGTTGGTGCCGTAGGCCTGAAGCACGGTCACAGTCTGATCCTTGAGAAGGTTCGCGTAGTAGGTTTCCTTCAGGACCAAAGAGCGCATTTCCTCGGGCATGTCTGCGGTATCGCACACCTGCGCCAGAGTGATGACGCTGTCGACGTCGAAAGCGGTTGCAGCGCCGGTGAATGATGCCGCGCCGAAGTTGGCTAGAGTCACATTCGCGAGGATGTCCTGCACGACTTTCTTCCCGAGCTGGAAGCCCTTCTGCTTGCCGTACATTTCGAGATTCAGAACGCTCGAAGATGCAACTTCGACGTCGTCCAAAGCCCCGGAAACGTACACGGGCTGCCCAAGGCTAATTTCGACTGCGTCGGACGTGTTGTCCTGAATGACGTAGTCCGCGCCTGTGACTTTTGCGACAGCTACCGACTGAGCGCCGATCCGAGGGATCGACACTTTGTCGCCTTTTTTTACAGCATCAGCGTTGAAGCTGGTACTGAACGCCTGCAGAGGTAGGAGGGCTGCGACGAAACCGTCGAGCACCCCCTGTGAAATGACATCGTCGTTGATGCCGGTAATGGTATTGGCCATGTTGGGTGGATTGGGTTACTTGGTGGTTTTCGCCGCCTCGATCAGCTCGCTGCGGTTTTGTTTAAGGAATGCCAACCATTCGGTCGACTTTCCGCTCTGTCTCAGTTGGTTAAACTGATCGAGAATGTTCACTCCTTTGTTTGGAGAAATTTTGTCGTCGGCCTGAGCCGAAATCGAAACCGGAGCGTGCCCAGTTTGAGCCACAAGCGCAGCCGCCTTCGCGTTCACCTGTTCGAGCACCGATGCGGATTTTGCGCGTTCCGCTTCGAGCTCATTCTTGAGCGATTCGCATTCGGCCTTTGATGTCGCGAGATTGGCTTGTGCGGCGTTCAATTCTTCTGAGATCCCATAGATACGTGCCTCTGCGTTCAAAAGATCCTGCGCCGTTTTTGCGAGCATCGCTTGGAAGTCCGGAAGCACCGGTGGTTGCTCGATTGCGTTCTGAGGTTCTGGGTTTTCCATTGTGCTTCCTTCCTGTTCGATCTGTTCTTCCTGCTCCTTCTCGTGCTCCGCGTATTTTGCTTCGGCCCACGCCATCGCACGCTCCGAGTCCACCTTCGGCCACCCACCCCAAAGCGCATGTGCAACCATGCCGGGGGTCGGATTGGATTCGTCGCCCTCGACTCCGTCCAAGTCTCCCATGTGCCGTGCGAACCATGCTGCCATCCTCTGCGCCTTGTCAGGCGAAACGAGATTGCCGCCAGCGATTGCACGCGCTTCCTCAATCGTCGAGTCTGCGAGCCCGTCGCCGCCGAAGCCTTTTTCAAACCAGTCTAGGCCTTTGCGGAAATTGTCGCGCATCCACTGCGGCGCTGGCCACGGATTGGCGAAGTGAAACACGCCGGAAGGCGCTTTTGCGGAGATGGCTGAAAGATCGATCTTAGCGGCGGCTTGCATGCCTTCAAAAACTTCGTCGGCGAGTCCGAAGGCCACGGCCTCCTCTGCGGAAAACCATGTCTCCGCGTCCATCGCTGCAGCGATGTCTTCCTCTGGCATCCCGCTTTTGTCTGCGTAGATTTTGACCAGAGAATCTTTGAGCTTGTCGAGAACGTCAGCCTGTTTCCGCATCTCCTCGGATCCGCCTGCGGCTTGGCTCCAAGGGTTATGAATCATCAGGAAGCCGTTGGAAGCGATCTTAACTGGCTTGCCCGCCATCGCGATAACGGACGCCATGCTGGCGGCGATTCCGTCAACCATCGTCGTGACGCCTGCCGGATGGATCCGAAGCGCGTTGAAAATGGCGTGACCTTCAAACACTGATCCTCCGGGGGAATGAATGTGAAGGTTGATGTGCTGGCCCTTCCGGCTTGCGAGTTCGGCGATAAATTCGGATGCCGATGCGCCCCAGCCGCCGACCTCGCCGTATAGATACAAGTCGCCTTCTGGTGTGTCGGCGGATGCTTTGAAGTCGTACCAGTTGGAAGCCATTGGATTTTTCACGGTGTCAACTCGTCATTAAATTTCAACCGGAGTTCCGGAAAGCCCGCCTCCGATTTGTCCGCTCGCGGTGCGTTGCTGGAGCATCGATAGCGCGGTTCCGAAATCGATTCCGGTTTGATCCGAGATACGCTTCGCACGATTGATAACGTCGACGGTTTCTCGCTCGCGTGCGTCCATGTGCTGGTCAAGCACCTGCCCTTGTTCCGCGATCACCTCGGACAGATTTTTGAACCCGAGTTTGTAGTCCTCGCGGCGCGCTGCGGAATCCCGCCCAAGATCGATTGAGAATTTCGGTGGAAGCGTGAAATCCCATTTCAGGAATCCGCCCAAGTCGCTGCCTTTGTACTCTGGCAGGATGCCCGACTTGATCGCTTTGGAAATCGCATAGCCGACGATCCTCTGCGCGACGGGCTTCAGAAGTTCCTGTCTGTCCAAGATCGTCGTGCGGGCCTTCTCAATCTCTGCGCGTTCCTGAGTCCCGTTTTGCCCGTCCGGCTTCCAGCACAAGCTATACGGCCACCCGACACCCAAGAGCGCTTTGCGTGCAAGCCGGTCTTGGAACTGATCCCAATCGGCCCCGGGGCGCATGTTAACGAACTGCTCCAACTTGGATCCGGTCCCGGCCTTGAAATATGTAATCGTTCCGCCTTCCAAACGTTCGATGCTGGTATCTTCTGAATTCGCTCCGCCATTGAGAAGGAAAGCCGGATCGTTCACATCGGCCTGCCCGCTTTCGTTCGTCTCGATCAGCGTCCGCGAACTGCTCGCCATCTGGTTGAGTTGCTCCCAGTACTGGCTCTGGTCCGCGTCCCTCAGATCGTTAAGCGCGTGCGAGAAAAGCGGGAGCCCCCGGAGTTGATCCGCCCATTCGGGGTCGAAGGTCAGGATCAGGTCCCTTGCTGAAACGTCTTTATCGTCGCCCTCTTCGTCCGCAAGAATCCGATAGGCAACGGCGCGGCCCACTCGGTTTGTAATGACTCCATGCGAAATCTTCAGCCCCTTGTACGGGCCGTTTTCAACCGTGGTTTCGGTAGAACTGCGCTGCCCGATCCGGTGCGCCGGAATGGTTTGCAACATCGGCCACATCCCATCCTCTGAGGCCGTCAGTAAAACGCCTTGGTCTCCGTCCCGGTCAATCGCGATGCTCTGGAGATAGAGGGACGTTTTGAAATCGAACACATCCCCTCGGACATTCGATGTCCCATACCAAAGCAAAAGCCACTCGGAAGCAACCTTCCCCCACTCTTGATCGGCCCCTCGGAAGACAGGATTCCACGCCCGCCCCACTGAGTGCATCGCCTTCTGGGCCGTCGCGCCTTTGACGATCCCATTGTTTGCCCAGAGTCGACGCGATAAAGAAAGAAGCGTGCGCCAGTCCTGAAGATTGACGGACCGGTTTATGCTCTCGGTGCGCGTCGGAAGATACGGGCGGCCTGTCGTCTGCGAGGTCGCATTGATCAGCCTTGAATCGATTGGGTATCCCCACTGGTCCACGAGTGCCATGCGTCAGAACCTCGCTTTGATTTTGGTTATTGGACGCATGGAGAGATAGCGCTGGACCTGTTCCAACGTCATGCCGTCAAAAAACTCCAAGGCCTCCTCAACACGCGCCAGAAGCTCGGAGGTCGACAGTTTCGGATCCACCTGAAACGAGAACGATTTCCCATTGGCGGAGAGGGATGTCATTTGCCGCCCGCCCTTCTCGGAAATCAGTGTGAACTGTCCGGTGACGATGTTCTCCAAGACCTCGCGGCCCTGCGCCATCGCAATTCGCAAAAGCGATTTTGTGAAAAAGTCGGGCCCGGCCATTGAATCCAAAACCGTGTCAACTCGGCGAACCTAGGAACCCGTTGAATATCGCGAAAACAGTCTGCATCGCTTCGCAATCCCACAAGTGATTGTCCTTCCGGACTCGCACCCATCGCGACGAAATCGCCTTCGTGGTTTTTGAGACGACGTCACGCTTAACCTCGGAAGCGATTTGGTGGATGTAATCGCCCGAAGCATCGTCCGGCGTCTCCCATCTCGCGCCCTTCCCGGCCCGCAGATTTGCGAGCACGTCTTTGACCTTCTCGTTGCTCCAAAACAGATAGTACGCCGTCCCTCCGGATGGTGCGGACGCTCGTTTGAGTTCGGAGTAAAACCGTTTCGTCGCCGGTTTGTTTTTCGGGAAATGCATAAACCCGTCGTCTTTGGATCCGTGCAAGGCAACCCATCCGAACCGCACGCACTCATCGTAAACCGCACCTGTCTCGAACTGCGCGTCTTGAAATGTGTACTGCGGGCGGACGTTCAACCTACGTCTGAGTTGCTCGATGTCCTCCGATGTATTCATTTTCCCCTCCCAAATCAGGCGGCTCGATCCGTCGCGATTCCAAGCCCTGCACAGCACCCACCGATGATCCCGTTGCCGGTCGATCGTGATCGCTCGGAGCACAGGAGAGAGTCGGCTCTCGAATTGTTCGATGTCCCACGGTTCCCCGTTTTCGTATTCCGTTTTGCAATACCCGGCCCCGCCGAGTGACACCTCGGGCGCCGTCTCTTCCTCCCGCCAGAATTCCGCCAAGCGCTTGGTTTTGAAAATCTTTAATGGCTCCTGATCCCCTAGCGAAAGCGCCTTCTGGGCTCGCGTCCATCCGAGTGCGAGGTCCCCCCACTTCTCGTGGAAAAGCGCAACCGCTGGCGCGTGCCATCCATGATGTCCCGGAAGGCCTCCGGGATTCGTGACGACGTACCGAGACGCAATCGAGAGCCCGCGCCGGACGTCCGGCTTGTCCTCATATCGAGTCTGGCAAAGTGGGCATTCGTAAACCGCAGACTGTGCCAGCGCGGCCTCATCGATCAATCCGTTCTCGCCGGTTGTCACCTCGTACTTGAGGTTCTTGAAATCCCATCGCGACGTCTCTCCGCACGTCGGGCACACCATCGAAAACTCCCGCCGGTCAGATCGCATCCACGCCGCGAACAGTTCTGAATCCCGGCGTTCGTTTTGAAAATTGATGTGCTCATCTCCGCCCTGAGAAACGATGATCACGCGGGCATTCCATCGCGAATGCGTGCGGGCTCGGGCTTCCTCGATCAGGCCGTGCTTGATAAGCCACGCTTCATCGAGAAACACATATCGAACGCTCTTGCGTTGGAAGTTCGCCTTGTTCGCTCCGCCTACGAAAAGCGAAACGTGCGGAAGAATGATGGCGTCCTTCCGTTTGGCGTGCCGGTCAACGGACGCGAACATGGGTGCAATCGGCTCGCACGCTTTTAGAATCGGGAGAAGCCGGTCTTCCATGTGCTCCTTGGCGTCCGGATCCGTCATCATGCTGAGAAGGATCGAGCCCGGCGACTCCGAGAGGATGTACGGAATGGCGACGTCGAAGACTGTCGTCTTCCCGGCCCCGGTTGGGAGGATTAGAACCTGTTCGCGGACCGTGTCGTCCGAGAAGAATTCGAGCGGTTCCGCAAGCCACGGCGAAGCCTCGGGATCAAAGCTCGAAGAGCGTGCGCTGTTCGGGATTTTGACGTGCTCGGCTGCCCATTGCGCGACGGTGCGTTTGTCCGGCGCCCTCCACGCCGCGGCACAGTCTTCTATGATCTGACGACTCATTTGCCAATCTCCGCGAAGCTGTTTTGCAGGTCGTCAAATAGCTGATCCAGCTTTGCATCCAGTCGCCGTTTGATTTCTGCTGGAGGCATGCCGGACCAGTTCGGAATGTCGCCGACGAACCGAAGGAAATCGGCCCGCATGGCGTTCATGATCCGGACATGATCGCGCCGGAGCGCGTCGACGGGAAGGAGGCGTTTCAGGTCTTCGTCGATCTTGATTTTCAGCCGGTTGCATTCGAGCCGGAGCTTTTCGAGCTTGGCGTCTGCTAGGCTTCCGACTTTGCCTCCTCCGGTTGGAGGCACGTTTCGCGAATCGGCAAACCATTTGTCGAGCGCGTCGACATCGTCAACCGGAGCCCCGGCTGCCATCGCGTTCCGGATGGTTCTGGTGTCCACCCCGAATCTCGACGCGAGCTCAGCGAGGCGGGCGGCTGAAAGTTTGGCTTTTTGGACTGTCATTCGATTTGCGTCGAGTGTGTCTTGCCCTGAACCCTGTTTTGCTAGGCAAAAGATTCCTTTCGGGGGGGTATACCCGGCAAATTTTGCCGGTTTTGGCCTTGGACTAGGCAGATTTTACCCATTTTCCCCTCCATGGATTTCCTTCAGCCATTTGTACATCTCGCGAGTCTCGGCAATAATTGCCGCCCGATCCATCTCCAGATGTCCCACCTCAACCGCGTAGGCGAACCTACTCCACGCCGCCACAGCCGCCGATATATGTGGGAGCATGCGAACTGTTTTGTCTCCAGCGTCCTTTTCCCGTTCCTTTTTCGGAACAAAACCGAGTTCGAGCATTCCCTGCCTAAAGGATCCTGTCAGCGATTCGGCGGATGTATCTTTGGCGAACCGGACAAGCTTCTTCGCCATCGGGCGATCCACTCTGGCCTGCTCTAGCAGGATGGTGAATTGCCCTTGTTCTAGCGTCTCCTCCGCCAAAGCGAGCGCGGATCCGAGCCGGTGTGCGACGTGCAAACTCGACTGCATCATCTGCTCACACTGCGCCTGCGCCGCCCGGAATTCGTCAGCGAGTTGGAGTATGTTGATGCTACCGCCTAGAGCGATCTGTGAGTCTGCTGACATCGTTTTCTAGTCTCCTCTGATTTCATGGCTCGGTTTTTAATGCCTCTATGCGCGTCTCGTATGGCGCGTGCGTGTTTGGAAAGGTTCTGGCGGGTGCATCCACCGAATCGCGCCCCTAGGTCATGCAATGTCGCACCCCCCAAGAGATCCGGCCTGA